CCAACATTCAAGCCGGTTACTGCGCCGATGATTGACCGCCGCTTGAATGTTGGACAGAACAATTTTTCCAAGATTCGGTGGCAGTCAGGGAAGCCCCTCGGCAACCACAAGTAACAAAAAGCCCGGACGAACCGGGCTTTTCTTTGCGCGACTAGGTAACGGAGTGCTTAGCTCACAACCGACCAGTCGTCGGCCAGAATCGAGTCCATGCCGGGGCTGAACATGCAGACTTGACCATCGGCGCGCTTAATCGCCAGATAGGCCATGTACGGTACCATCGCATTTTCACCGAAAGTTGCTTTCGCGACGCCGGTTTGCGCCGGATAGTTCGCAGCGGGCACGTAATAGACGAAAACGTTCGTCGGCCAGCCAGCACGCGCGACCTTCTTGCCGGACTTCAGAGCCGATAGCGCACCACCGAAATTCGACGCAAACGCCTCAGCCGTAGGGGCCACCTGACCCCCAGCCACTAGACCGGGGGTCAGGTTCGTCGTATCCTGCGGCGGAATCGCCCGATTCGTCAAAGCAAAAGCAACGAGCGATTCGGGTGTCGCACCCACAGCTGGGACAGCGGGCGGCAGCGCGCTCGCGCTCGCGTCGGGAGTCAGTGTCGCCGAAATGGATTTGTCGGACCGAACCACTTGATACGGCGCCCATTGTGCATAGCCTCCAGTGGCCGGTTTGGGGTCATCTTCTTGGATCAGCGGTACCGACGTACGCACGGATTGCGTGCCGATATGATCGATCACGAACAGATTGACCAGTTGCGTCTTGCCGTCACTGCCGACAGGCCAAGCGAAGATCACGGTGGCGTCGAACGGCGTTTCACTATCCATCGTGACAGTGGCTCCGTCGACGGCGACAGGGCAGGGGTAAAACCAAAGCTTGCGACCGAGGGTTGCGATGATGCGGCTCATAGATGATCCTTGTGGTTAATCAATTTTAAGCGAATGGCCGCAAGCCCGAAGCAATAGCAGCCGAACGCAACGAAAGCGCCCGCAATGAGCGCGCTAAACACGTCGGTCTCAGTGCTCGGAGGCTGACATGCTGGGGGATAAATCTTATTAAATTGGGACATTGGCGTAAAGCCAAGCTCGCTGGTCGTTTTTGGGGTGATGGGAGCTTGTGCGGCAGCGATAGCCTGCTTTTCCAAGGATATGCAGGTATCGCGCTGGGTGGCATCGCTCTCATAGAGCGCGCCGCCGCTCACAGCCAGCCCTGCTATTAGCGATATGGTCGCTATGGAGGATTTCATTTCATCGCCTAGATAAGTGATCGTCTTAATTATGCGAACGTAAAATCATTTTTGCAAGTAACCGGAACAAGATTTTAGCATGAATCCCGTTGACATGTCCACATCGTGTAGATTAAGCTACAGGATGCTAAGAAGTAAATTGGGCAACCACTAGGAGCAGTCATGGACGAGAATTTGCAAGAGCAAACCGGTGCCGAAACGGCCCAAGAGCAACCGCCTATCGACAACGAGCACGTCGAAGAAGGTGCGGAACAGTTTCATCAGGACGACGCGCCCGCTGCTTCACCGGAAACGGCCGACTCGATCTTGAAGGAACTGCTGGTCGAACTCGAAGGCGCGAACAACATGTCGAAGTCGGAGATTCACGCCGTCGTCGATCGTGCTCGCGCCAAGTACGAATCGCTGTAAGAAATAGGGGTTCACCGCCATGAACTTTACGCCTAAGAATCAAGTGGTACCGACTGGCTCGGCTTATATCTCACGAAACGAGTTCTTCACGGACCCGGACGACGAGACTCGAGTCATTGTGGCGCATCATATGCAATTCGACGGTCTTGTCGATCTTGCCAAGGACATGTCGAACGCCGGTATGCATGGTTCGAAGGAAATGAAGTTGGTGGCGTTGATTCCCCCGGGTCTTCCAGAGAAGTGCTGCGAAATTTGGGGAATCAGTTGGGCTGAGTTTTGGTCCGACAAGAAGTGGATTAAGAAGTTGCTCAACGATCCTGAATTTGCCCATTTTCGGGTAGCACCTGGGAGATTTTAAATGTATATGCTCTGCGAGTTGCGCAAAGTTGCCGGTATGGCGACCTTGGATAATGCCAAGGGTAGCGTCGGCCAGATTTGCGAAGATCATGTCACCGGCAATTTATACATCAAGCACGGCGGTGTGTGGCAGCAGTTGACCACGAACGGCGCGCAAGGTGGCAATCAGGCCGCGTATTCAACCACCGCCATCGTGACTAACGGCCAATCGTTGGTGCTCAAGAAATCGGACGGCACTACTACGTCGAGCGGTAATGCCGGTCTGAACAGTCCGGCAAGTGCCGTCATCGCAAATGGCGTAGTCACCAACGTTAAGTGCGGTGCGTAATACCTAGGGATCATCATGGCAAACCCGAATATCCAGAACTACGATGACCTCGTAGCTGCGGTCGCAAAGTTCATCAAGCGGCAGGATTTGTCGTCGATGATCCCTATCTTTCTTCAGATGGCTGAAGAGTACTTCAATAATTACGATCCGCTGGTCAGCGTCACGGCTCGCCGCGCAAGTTTCAAATATACGCCGAACCAAGCAGTGTTTCCCGGTCCGACGGATATGCAACAGCCGATTCAGGCGTATATGGCTGGAATTCTGCTTGACTTCTATCCGACAGGTTTTAACTCGTCGTATGCTGGCGCGAATTACCCGCAAATCGCCAATGGCTATCAAATTATGGGCAACACGATCACGGTGAGCGTGGCCCAGCTTGGCCTGTTTCAACTCGATTACTACCAGAAGCTCGAAAGTTTGTCTGAGACGAACGAATCGAATTGGCTTTTGGAGGATTCGCCAACAACCTATCTCGCTGGGGTGCTTCACGAGGCATTCTCGTATATGCGAGATATCGAAAAGGCGTCCTACTGGCTGCAAAAGCGTGACGCGGCCCTACAGACTTATGTGGATAACGACGTGTCGAGCCGGTATCCTTCTGGCGCGCTGACCATGCGGGCGGGTTAATATGCCACAAGCAGGGATTTTTATTCCGATCAACGGCTTCACACCGTCTGTCGATCCGTCGACTCCGGGGGCGGTCCTTGATTGTTCGAACATGGTTCCGACGCTTCGGGGTATGCGCTCCGCTCCTGCGCCGCTCCCGTTCGGCAATGCCGCATTTCCGGCAGCAGTAACTGGCGCAGCGACTTGCGAGTTGCTCAATGGCGGATTGCGCACGTTTTGCGGAACCGCGACCAATCTTTACGAAATCATATCCGGTACGAACACAAACGTCTCCCGTTCTTCAGGCGGCGCGTATGTCGGCGGCACAAATCGCTGGCGCTTCGTTCAGTTCGGGAATGCCACCGTAGCTACTAACGGCGGCGACGTGTTGCAACAATCGGTCAATACCGGTTTGTTTTCGAATATCACTGGCGCACCGATTGCAAATATTTTGGAAGTTGTGGAAGGCTTCGTTTTTGCACTCGGCACGAATGATGGTACCTATGGCTTGCGCCCACATGGCTGGTGGTGTTCAGGGCTGTACGATCAGACCAGTTGGACGCCAAGCCAATCGACGCAATGCGCGAACGGAATCATCATCGATCAGCCGGGTGCGATCACCGCAGGCCGCGCGCTCGGCACGAATATCATTGTGTACAAAGCGCAATCGATGTTCTACGGCGTATATCAGGGTCCGCCGGTCATTTGGGCATTCAACCAGATCAGCCCGATTGTAGGCACGCCATGCCAAGAGTGCGTGGTAGCGGTCGGCGCGCGTCACATCTTTTTGGGAACCGACAAGCAGGTTTATCAGTTCGATGGCACGATTCCGACGCCAATCGGCGACGAAGTGCATGAGTGGCTGGCTGCTAATTGGTCGTCATTATATCAGGCGAATGTTCAGAACTACTATGACCAGCAGAATTCGCTGATCTACTGGTACTTCTGTTCGTCTGCGTCTACTGGCACGATCGACACCTGTCTGGTATATAATCACCGCACCGGCAAATTCGGTCGCGCAGACTTGAATATTGAAGCAACGGTACAAACTGTTTCAGGTCAGATTACTTGGGCACAAATGGGCGCGCTTCCGGGAGTCTCGACCTGGTCGACTTTGCCGCAGATTCCATACAATTCACCGTATTGGACTCAATCCTCTCCGCAGCAAGGGGTGGTTGATACGACGCATAAAGTGCAGTCTCTGATCGGCGTTTCAC